TCACAATGTTGGCTTGCCTAAATGGAAACCCCTAAAATCGCTGACGCCTTACGAGGAAGTCTGATGTCCACTACGTAGGCCGATGCCGACAGCCAAACCTGCCGTCGTCTCGTTGAACGCATCCCATGCGTTCGCTGAGCATCTGCTCCTCATGGTCGCGTTCACCGAGGGCACCGGACAACCAGGGATCGTTCGCGGCGCGGATGGGGTGACGGCCGGGGCTCCGACGAGCACGTCATGGGACGGCAACGCCGGCACGTGGACGACCAACAGTCAGGGCGCATGCATCCACGGCATCAGTGGCACGACAGGGAAGTTACAGCTTGGCGCGGATGGAAATTGGCTACCAACTACTGAATGTACCATCGCGATTGTGCGCGGGCGTACCGGCGGCCTGCCTGTCGAACGTTTCCTACGAGTATCAGCTGGCAGTACGGCGACGTTAGGCTTGTACCTGCCCTACAATGATGGCATTGTGTATTTCGATTACGGTGGCGTGGGAGCACCAAACCGCATCACGAAAGCTAGCCTCAGCTTCGCCAGCGACCCGCCGGATACGTGGGTGCTTACGGCGGGCACGACGGGCAGTGCGATCTATCAAAACGGTACCAGCGTCTACAGCCAAGGGTCCAGCGTGTCTCGGACGTCTGACAGTTCGGCACTTGTGCTGATGTATGCGGGCGACACGCAAGACGTGAACTTTTTTCAGATTAGCGCGATGCGATGGGACGATGCAAGAGTAGCAGCATGGGCCGCAGACCCCTACGCCCATCTCGTCGCGACGGCCAAACCTAGTAACTACTACGCGCAGCAGCGCCAGCAGGCAGACTAAATGCCAGGGTTTCTCAGGCAGGCCACGGCGAGCCAGTCACGGGCACTTGGACCGTTCCTCGATGACACGGACTTCAAAACCACGGAGACGGGGCTCACTATCGCAAACACAGACATCAAGCTCGTCGTGAATGGGGCGGCGAGCGCGAACAAGAACAGCGGCGGCGGCACGCATCGCGTCAATGGTGTCTACGGTGTGACCTTCGATGCGACCGACACGGCGACGGTGGGCGAAATGGACGTCTCGGTTGTGGTGGCCGGCGCCCTGCCCGTGTTCGACAAATTCACCGTCATCGAAGAAGCGGTCTACGACGCGCTCTTTGCGGCCGCTGCCGCCGGCTATACCGTCGTGGCCGACATTCCCACCGCGAACCAAAACGCCGATGCCATGCTGGACCGTTCGGCCGGCATCGAAACCGGCCTGACGCCGCGTCAAGCGCTGCGCCTCACGGCGGCGGCACTGGCGGGCAAGGCCAGCGGCCTCGACGCGCTCGCGCCGGTCTATCGCAACGCCGTGGCCGACAGCAAGAATCGCATTTCAGCCGTCACCGACGCCTATGGGAACCGCAGCGCTGTCACGACTGATGTGACCTGATGTTTGGTCATGCCTTTTTCGGGGTTCGTTACTTCGGGCCGTCGTATTGGGGCGGGCCGGCCGTGCATGGGTTGGCGTCCCGCTGGCATTCCGCCTTCGGCGCACGGAAAAAGATCCGCCGTCTGAAAGCGCGGCACTGACATGGGCATCGTGCGCGGCTCGAGCGGGAACGTCGTCGGCGCCGGGATGGTCACGGCCGCGACTGGTGCCGCGTTCGCCAGTACGGTGACGGCCTACGTGACCATCGACGGCGGCACGCAAGCGATCGGCACCGTGGCCAGCGGCGTCTGCACCAACGAGGGGAACGGATATTTTACGTACCAGCCCACGGCGGCCGAGTGTGACGGTGCGGTCGTCGCGTTCACGTTCATCGGGACCGGCGCGATTCCTGTCACCGTCAGCGTCTATCCCGAATCTGTCACGGCAACACCCGCCCCGTCTACCACCGTTACGGGCGAAGCCGTCACCACAGCCATCACGCTCATCAGTGACGCCTTCGACCTCTTGAACGTCTTTCAGCCGGGCGACTCGATTCCAGACACCGACGCGCAATATGGCCTGCGCACGCTCAACCGGATGATTGGCTCATGGCGACAACAATCATTGTTGGTGCCTGCGACGATTCGCGAAGTGTTCTCGTTTGTGTCCGACCAATCGGTATACACCATTGGCGTTGACGGTGATTGGGATACAGATAAACCGCCGAATCAGGCGAGTGTCACAGGTGCGGGCCTCATTTACACGACCCCTTCGCCCAACGTTGAAATACCGTTGTCACGCTTGACAGACGATCAATACAACGCTCTGCCGGTGAAAGGACTGACCAGTTCACAGCCGTGGGGACTGTATTACAACGCGACTTTTACGGACACATTCGGCCGAATGTACCCAGTGCCCATCCCGGATAATGCCATCAATACACTGGCACTCTATACGAATCGGCCGATCATGAGGTTTAGTGATCTCACGACGACGTACGCGTTCCCTGACGGGTACGAAGAGGCTCTGATGTGTGCGCTGGCCCGCCGATTGGCCAAACCATACGGAAGGCCCGTTGACGAGGATCTGAAGGATAGAGCCGATACAAGTTTGGCCGTGATTAAGCGCAGCAATGTGAGATTGGCTTCCATGACGAACTCATTCGGATCTCGTGGCTGGTACAATTTTGACAGTGGTCAGATCATGTGATATGTCGCCAGAGCCTATGAGTCTTAATGTGACTCAATCAGGCCAGATGATGTGAGGCTCCCCGATGACTGTCGTCCTCCCCGACAAACAAGCGATTTCCACCGCGACGGCCGGCGTCGGGAATGCGGCCACCTGGCCGATTGAGAACGCGCCGTCCGTGACGATGGCCATCGGCGGCACCTTCAGCGCGACGTTGACGTTTGAGGCCACGGTGGACGGGCTGACGTGGTTCGCCATCGGGGCCGTGAAGCTGTCGGATAACACGGTCGTGGCGACGACGACCGCGACGGGATTGTTTGGCTTCACCAATACCGGGTTGCAAGCGGTGCGCGCGCGCTGCACGGCGTATACGAGTGGCGCGGCGAACGTGAGCCTGGGCGTCGGGGTCTGGTGATGAGCGCGAAATCGATGGGTGGCGCCTTTGTGCCGAGTGCCGATTACACGGTGAGCGGCGCGTGGGCGTTTGAGCAAACGCCCACGGTCAATGGCGTGGCGGTCGGAGGCGGAACATCTCTCCTGCAAGTGGCCACCGTCACGCTGACCGACGCGCAAATTAAAGCGCTGCCGCATCCCACGCCGATAGAGATTGTCGCGGCACCAGGCGTCGGCAAGATGCTTGCATTCGTCTATGCTCAACTTCAGACGAATTTCGCGGGCGCCACGTATAGCGGCTCAGCCAACAACGACTATCTTGGACTGTTCATGTTGAACGACGGCAGTCCGTCCGGGGCGGGTAGTAGTGCCCTGCTCTTTAATGGGGCCGAAGGCTCGCCAGCAGGACTCAACGCATTTCTGAGTAATAGCGGTCGGGTCTGGCCACTCATTCCGTGGTTCGCGTATGACACCGCTTGGGGAGGGCCTGACCCTAGCCAAAGCGGTTACGCACAAGGCTCGTTTGAGAACAAGGGGCTTTATCTATTCGCAAGTAACGCTGCAGGCGATTTCACCGGTGGCCACGCCAACAACACGCTGAAATGCGTCGTCTACTATTTGATTGTTGATCTGTGATGCAGACGATCATCGCGACGAACTGGCTCGGCGTGCTCTCGCCGAATATCCCCAGTAACGTGGTGATTCGGTGTCTCGCCTGCAACCAGATCGTCATGTCAGGCTTCGGCGACGTCAACACGAACGATGTCGATCATGTCTGCCCCGACACGGCCAGCACGTTGCGGGAACTCGAATGCACTTGGGAGAGCCCATCGCCATGACCCCGGCCGAACTCGATTACGTCTGGCACAAAATCGACGCGGAAGGCTTCGAGCATACGTTTGTCGATCACTTCGAGTTCACGCGCGTGCAGGATGAAACATTCCATGCGCTGCGGCGAGCGTATATCGAGGCGCACAAGGCGCTTGAGAAATACTTGAACCGGAAACCACAGGTGACGAGCACTGTAGAATAGCGGCGAAGCCGCGTGCTGAACTCACGCGACCTCGCCTGACCATGATGAATGAAGGAGGTTCACCGATGGCTGACGAACAGAATATCAAACTATGCGAGTGCGGCTGTGGACAACCGGCGCCAATCGCACAAAAGAACCATACGCGACATGGCACAGTGAAAGGGCAACAACTACGTTTTGTCCGCTGGCATCATTTGCGTGGGCTTCCGAAGCGACCGATCACAACAGCCAAATATTGCCACATGCGCGTAGCTGATGGGCGTCTACTGATGCAGCATCGCGTGCGAGCAGAGACCGCACTGGGCCATTCCTTGCCGGCTGGCGCGGAAGTCCATCATCCTGACGAAGATTCTAATAATCCGACTGCGCGACTGGTCATTTGCCCTGATAGGGCGTATCACGGGTTATTGCACGCACGGATGCGAATCAAGAAGGCTGGCGGGAATCCGAATACCCAGGCCATTTGTGCCAGATGCCAACAACTGCGTTTCTTGACTGAATTCAATCGGAATCGTTCACGCTCAGATGGGCGTGATTCGATTTGTAAACCGTGCTGGCCGGTCTATCGTCAGGAACGGCGAGCGGCTGGATGGATTCGACGTCACTAACGATGTCTCCACTTTGGAATCAATTCATCGGAGGTTCTTTTCAATCGCGTAGCCCAACGCTAGACGCGGAGGCGACGATCAATCTTATGTCTGTGACGATCGACTCCGCGTCCAATGCCAAAAAGTCCATGTTGTTGGGCACGCCGGGGCTCCGTCGTTTATTTTCAGTTGCGACAGAATCATGTAGAGGCATGTTTTCACAAGACGGGAGAACGTTTGCCGTTGTAGGTGCAACGCTCTACGAGTTGGATCTCACCGCCGACACAGCCACCACTCTGGGCACGGTCGCTGATGATGAACTCCCTGTCTCATTTGCTAGCAATGGACGCGGAGGGGAACAGCTCGCCATTTGTAGCGGAGGAGAGCTGTATGTGTTTGAATTGGATACGAACACATTTCTCGGCGCTGTGACGCTACCACTGACAAATGCCGCAGCATCCGTTGACTTCATAGACGGCTACGGTCTTGTGTTGGAGAAGGACACCGTTCGCTGCTGGTTCACGGCGCTGGAAGATTTCACCGACGTAGACGGGCTTGATTACTTCGCCCGGTCGCAGACCTCCGATAACTTCGTCGCCATGAAAGTGCTGCGCGATAAAGTCTGGCTCTTCGGCTCGCAGACGACGGAGCTGTACTACGACTCAGGCGATGCTGACACGCCCTTCGTGCCGTATCCCGGCGCGCTACTCCGCGAAGGCTGCGCGGCACCGTGGTCTGTGACCATTCAAGGCGAAGCCATTTACTGGTTGGCGCAAGATGCCGAAGGCCGAGCGCGCTTCGTGCGCGCGGCGGATCTGGACGCGCAGCCGGTCAGCACGGATGCGATTGACTTCGCGCTGGCGCAAGCGCCACGGCTGGACGACACCGAAGTGCTTTCCTACTGGCAGGAAGGGCACGGGTTTGTGATCTGGACGTGTCCGAGCCTGTCGAATTGCGGACGCACGTTCGTGTTTGATACAAAAGAACAGCTCTGGCATGAGCGGGCCAGCCGCGACACGATCGTTTCAATCTTTTACCGTTGGCGGGCCAGAGGTGTCGCATCGACCGATCAAGGCGTGATCGTGGGCGATTTTGAAACTGGTGAGATATATCTTCTCGATTTGAACTACTTCTCCGATAACGGCAATCCGATCTGGCGAGTGCGGCGAACACCGTATTTGAGTGCCGAGAATTCGTGGCTGTTCGTAGACCAATTCGAGTTAGGGATTCAGGCTGGTGTGGGACTCAATTCAGGGCAAGGTGTCGATCCGCAAGTTGCGTTGCGCGTGAGTCGCGACGGCGCGATGACCTGGGGACCTGCAATTACGGCCTCGGTCGGTAAGCAAGGGAATTATTTGAATCGTGCGGTGTGGCGAAGACTTGGACGTGTGCGCGGCGATCGGCTAGTCATCGAAGTGAGTCAGACTGATCCAGTTCGAACAGTTTGGGGTCCAGGGGCTTGGTTGCGAATTACGCAAGGTTCCGACGCTGCTTAATTAGCTTAGTCGCGCGATGCGGAAGTGTGATGGCATCAACAAACGACAGGCCCGATTGTAATCGTTGTTGGAGTTTTCCGTGTGACACACCAATCCGTTTTGCCCAATCAGTTATGTTGAGAGTGACGCCTTCGTGAGTGAAGAATCGTGTGGTGCGTCGATTCGCAGCTTGTTCCTTTCGCGTCGCCCATCGGCAATTCGCCTTGGAATAGCCGAGCGAATTGTCGATGCGTTCGAGCGTATGCGCGGGCGTCGGCTTTGGTCCCATCTCTGCGAGAAGGGTTTCAAACGAGTCAGACCACGAATCGCACGTAATACCGACAGCGCCGTATGTCGCATAATCCGGTGCCGCTGGATTTTCGCAGCGCGTTTTCATGTTGTGCCATGAACTATATTCGGAGCTTTTCATGCCTCTTCTCGTGTGTCCGTGTTTGATTTGTAATGGAATCGGCGGCACACCACATCGGCAGGAAAGTGAGGCGCCACGAATCAGGACACTGGCACGCACGAGAGATCGGGCGCCGCATTGGCATTGGCACCAGTAGCGACGATGATGATCGCGATCTTGTGGTCCTTCGTCTTGCACCGTCCAGCGACCGTAACGTGTTCCAGGCTCAATGATTACAGGGCGCATGGGTAGATTATAGATGAGTCCAGCCATTCAAACGCCACCGTTCAACACGCCGCTGACGGGTCGCGATGGGAAGATTCACGATCTCTGGTCACGGTGGGTCACGAAGACGCAACAAGTCGTGACAACTGGGACAGCACCAGTGGACGCGGAGTATTGGGTGGCGACGGCGAATGCCAGCCTCACGGCGGAACGGAATTTGGGTGGGCTCTCGTCCGGCTACGTCAAAGCCACGGTGGCCGCAGGCACCGCAGTTCCCAGCACGACGGCCACGATTCCTGCCACGGACCTCTCGGGCACGATTCCGACCGCGAATTTTCCCGATCCCTTGCCTGCCCTGTCGGGCGTAAATCTGACGAGTCTCACGGCTGGGAATCTCATTGGTTCATTACCGGCGATTTCCGGGGCTGCCCTCACGGCTCTCCCGAATCCTCTTCCAGCGGTGTCGGGTGCGAATTTAACGGCGCTCAATGCCAGTAACCTGAGTAGCGGCACCGTCCCGCAAGCGCGGCTCCCGTTCGTGCTGGACGCTGATGTCTACACGCCCACGCTGACGAACGTGGCGAATCTGGACGGCTCAACGGCTTATAGCTGCCAGTATTTGCGAGTAGGCTCCGTAGTGACCGTCTCCGGACAGGTCGATCTTGACCCCACCACGACCTTAACGGACACGCAGCTCGGCATCAGTCTGCCGATCGCGTCGAACTTCGCGAACGCGAACGAGTGTGCAGGCAGTGGGAGCGCGCCGGCCATTGCGGCGATGACGGTGGCGATTCTGGGCGATGTGGCCAATAATCGCGCCACGTTGCAGTTCAAGGCAACGGATGTCACGAATCAGCCGGTGTTTTTCTCGTTCATCTATCGAGTGATCTAGATGGCCAATCAATACAGCCAGCCGAATCCCGGCAAAGCTCCACCCGGCAAAGTCTGGATTCCGACGCCGCTTGGCCCGATTGCCATGACGTTGGACGAAGCCCGGACGTATCTGCGCACCCATCCGTCGAGCTTCACGGACCCGAATAACCCGAATCTCTCGCCGTGGTTGCGCGAAGCCATTCAAGACCCACGGATCCAACAGGCGCTGCAATCGGGCGCGACCACCAGCGTCAAAGTGGGCGAGACGACGTTTGACATTCGGAATGGGCAGGTCACGCACTACACGACGGGCGGGATCACGAAGCCCATCGTGCTCGCGCTCGCGACGGCAGCGACGGCGGGATTGGCGGGTGGCGCGTTTGGGGGCGGGGGCGCAGCGGCCGGTGGGGGCACGGCGGCCAGCACGACGGCACCCGTCACGGCCGGCGGGGCTGGTGCGGGTGGGGCAGGGGCAGCTGGCGCTAGTAGTGCGGGCACGGCCGCCGGTGTCGCGGGCCTCGAAGCCGGCGTGCCATTGTCCACGATCGCTCCGTCATCATTGCCGGGTTTTGTGCCGGCCTCACAGATTGGGCCACAGAGCACGGGCATTCTCGGCGGAATCGGGCGATTCCTGGGCAGTGCCGGGGGCGCGACCGCGCTCGGCGTGGCTGGACAACTCGGCGGCGCGGCCATTCAATCGAGCGGCATCGCCAAAGCCGCCGAAATCGAAGCGGCGTTTCAGCGCGAAGCCCTCGCCTACGAGAAAGAGCGCGACAAATACCTTCAGAATCTTGAAGCGTCCCGTTACGGCGAACTCTCAGGACGTTTGCAGCCTTACATCGCCACGGGACAATCCGCCAACGACCGCATGGCCATGATTCTCGGGTTGGACCCGTCCGGTCACGGCTATACACCTCCGGTGTCCGGCGCACCCACGACAGGCGGCGGGGCAGACCGCGCGGGCGCGGCACCGCCGGTCGCTCAGCCTGCGCCAACGAGTATGGCGGGTTCAGTAGGTGGAGGCGTCATTCAGGCGCCCGCGTGGCCGGGAGCCAAAGGATCAGCCTCGCCTGGGCAGACCGTCATGCTGCGCGCGCCGGACGGTTCCACGCGCGCCGTGCCAGCTGACCAAGCTGCACACTACATCCAGAGGGGTGCGCAGCCGGTGATGGGCTGAACAACATGGCCAATCGATACGCTCCAGGACAACCAGGTGGCGGTGGATGGTGGGAGATGAACGACCCAGCCATTCAAGGCCCGACCGGCCGATACCCGTCCAGCGGCAATACGGGCATCGCAGGCGGAATGACCACGCCGAGTATCGGGGGGGGGCCGATGCAGCCGTCGATGGGCGGTCCAGCGCCCTACAGCCAGCCCGGAAGCGCCAGCGTGATGCCCGGTGCCGGTCAGCCGAAACTGGGAGAGACGCCAGCTGCCGGTGGCGGGGCGCAAGGCCCGGAAGCCTTCGGCAACGACTACCAGGCGTGGTTCAACAGTCTGCTGCAAGGCAGACCGTTCAACCAGCAAGCCCTGCTCGAGCTCGAGCCCATCCTGAACCAATACGGGATGCATCTGACGCCACCGAACTCTGTCGGGGAGCGCACGAAGATCCAACTGCCGTCCGGCGAATGGGTGCGGGTCGGGTTCGGCGAAGGCCATCCCGTGTGGATTCCACAAGGGATGGCGGGGCAAGGGGGCGGCGCGGCCGATCGCGCGGGCGCGGCGCCGCCAGCGGGCGGAAGCCCCTACACCGGCCCAGGCGCCATTCCGCCACCGTTCCAGGCGCCATCGATGGAAGATTTCAACGCTATTCCAGGCCTTCAGGCCCGCTATCAAATGGGCCTGCAAGGGCTGGAACGTGGAGCCGCCGCCAAAGGGAGTCTGCTCTCTGGTGGAACACAGAAGGCGATCAACCGATACGGGCAGGAATTCGCGAGTGGGGAATATGGGAATCTCTTTAACCAGGCGCTGCAAACCTACGGGACGAACTTCGAGACACAAAGTCGCGATCCTTGGCGCCGGTACCAAGACTTATATCAGGGCGGCTTGCAGGCCATTTTAGGTAGCAAAACAAACACCCCGCTTGGTTGATAATAGGCCATGAAACTTCTGGACCTAATCAACAGTCCCGACAAAGCCATCGTTGATGATGAGGATTACGAACGTTGCTTGCCATTTCAATGGCGGCGATTACCGTTGCGTCCACCACATTCGCCTGGTGGCCGTGGCGGCTATGTCTGTTGTTATCCTGCTGACAAAAGCCTGCCGCGCATCTTCTATTTGCATCGATTCCTTGTTCATGCCATTCCAAAGGGCGAATTGGTTGACCACATCAATGGCGAGCCACTCGACAATCGTCGGAGCAATCTTCGCGTTGTATCGGTCACGCTGAATATCGCCAATCGTAAATACATGCATCGTCGCAATACGACAGGCGTGCGAGGCGTGCAGTTCGATAAGCGCGGCCTCGAAACGCCGTGGTCAGCATCGATTTTCGCGAATTGGAAGAATCATTCCCTTGGAATGTTCGCCACCGTCGAAGAAGCTACTCTGGCGCGTCAGTATGCCGAACTCAAGTACTACGGCGAACTGTGCCCACTCCCTGGCCGCGAGTTCGTGGAGTGGGGCGGGATGGAGTGCTGAATGCCCTCTCGTGTAGCGGACATCTATTTGCGCTTAGGCGATGTCCAAGCGCGTGCTGCTGAAGGAAAGCGTGCGCTGTGGGGGCAAGCCCTCAGTAATTTGACTCAACTTCCAGGCCAGATCCTCGGCGCGCGCCAACAACAGCAGCGCGAGCAACGGCGTATTGAACATGACGATGCCATGCTGGCCCTCGAGCGCGCAAAAGCGGCTCGCGCCGAAGGCGATTACCAACGCGCCGACCGCGAATTCAAGCGCAGTCAGCAATTGCACGAGCTTCAGTCGCAAGTCTTGCAGGCGGCCACCTCGAAAGACCCAAATACGTGGGACGCAGACGCGGCGACGCAAGCGGCGGCCTCCGTGAGCAACACGATGCCCGACTTAGCACCCGATGTGATGGGGTGGGCGCGTGATCAGAATCTCAAATTCAATCCGCCGCCAGTCTTTCATCCGGCCGGCAGTGTTGGCGTCAGTCCGACCACGGGCCAGCCCGTGCCTGGTGCCAAGATTCCCGAGAAAATCACCTACGGGGCGCCGCAGCCGATGATGATCGGGGGCAAGCGCACGATGGTGCGTGCGGGCTCAGATGACAAACTCTACGACATGCAGGGGAAGCCGGTGGACGCGGCGATTGAACCAGATCAACCGCCAATGACACCGTATCAAGGGGCAACGCTCGGCATCCAGCGAGAACGGCTCGCCGCCGAGAAGGCAAAAACAGCGCAAGCCGAAGCCGACAAGACGGAGTTGACACCCGAAGGACTCGATGCTGCCGCACTCATGTTCTCGAAAACTGGCGTGTTGCCCGCGCTTGGCATGGGCGACAAAACGACACGCAAAGCCATCATCAACCGGGCGGCTGCGCTGGTGCCCGGTTTGGATATCGCCAGCGCGAAAGCCGATTACGGCGCAAACACCGCGACGCTGACGCAGCTCGAAAAGCAACGCGCAGCCATCGGCGCCTTTGAGCAGACGGCCAGCAAGAACATCGACATCTTTCTCCAGACGGCTGGCAAGGTGGTGGATACCGGTTCGCCACTCGCGAATACGCTATTGCGACAGGCGAGTGGATCGCTGCTCGGCAGTCCCGACCAAGCGCAATATGATGCGGCGCGTCAGGTGGTCGTCAACGAAGTCGCGAAGATCATCACGAATCCGAATCTGAGCGGGCAACTCTCAGATGCGGCACGGCACGAAGTCGCGTCGTTCAATCCGACCGGCGCGACACTTAAGCAGACCGTGGCGCTCATGCGTTTGCTCAAACGTGACATGGCGAACCGCACGGATGCACTGGATGATCAGATTCGGGCGATTCGCGCTCGCATCAAGCAAGGGGCTCCAGGAAGTCCAACGACGCCAAGCGCCGATCCGCTCGGCCTCTTTGGGCCAAAGAAATAAATGGCTGATCCCCTCCTGACGCCAACGGAATTCGCGCGACAAATCAAAGCGAAGTATCCCGACTACGCCAACGTGCCGGATGACGAGCTTGCCACTCGAATGCTTGAGAAATATCCCGAATATCGGGATCGCGTGCGCCCGCCAGATTTCACCGCCACGAATGAACCGCCGTCAGAATCTCTCTTAGCACAAGCCGGCCATCTCGGTGCCGGCGCGGTGCGCGGTGCGGTCAGCACGGTGCAAACCTTCGCCAAGCCGATTCGTTGGGCGACAGGTATGGCATCTGCGACACCACCACCCGCCGAAACCACCACAGCGGGGCAGATTGGCCGCGGCCTTGAGCAAGTCGCCGAGATTCTTGTGCCAGCCTCGAAACTCTCGACGGCTGGCCGTATTGCCAGCGCAACGCTCGCTCCACGACTCGCGCCCATCGTGGGGAAAACGGCCGCAAAGTTCCTTCCGGCTGCGGCGGTGGAAGCGGCCGGATCGGCCGGGTTGGCGACGATGCAAGGTGGTAGTCCCGTAGTCGGTGCGATCGGCGGGGCCATCACGCCCGCATTGGGTGCAGCCGTCGAATCACTCCCAACTGGCCTGAAACAGCAAGCCCTGAAGCAAGTCACGCAAGCGCTCGGACCAACGAAGGAAAAATACAAAGCCATTGCTGCCAGACTCGCTCCAGAAATGCTGAAGCGCGGCTTGCGTGGTAGTCGCGAAACTTTGGGGGAATTCGCGGCCGGGAAACTCGAAACTGTGGGCGACGAACTGGATGCAGCCCTTCAAGCCATCGGCTCAAAACAAGTCGGCACCCAGCCAATTCTTGACGCACTGGAAACGGCGAAGGATGCGTTTCGGGCGACGAATATCGCGGGTAAGGTGGTTGAATACGAACCGCGAGCCATCCGACAACTCGATGGACTGCGAACGATCATCACAAAACTCGGTCCCGATGCCACAATAGACCAGCTCGTCGCCGTGCGTCGCGCTTGGGATCAAGTCGTCGCGCAAGCTGGCGGATTTGCCCATCGCGCGGGCGGCGCCATCGGCGTCCCGTTGAAAGACCAGAGCGAGGCATGGGCAAAACGTGAAGCCACGGGCGCGATCCGTGAGTTGTTGAAAACAGAAGCACCAGACCTCGCGGCGGTGAACAAGGAATGGTCGTTCTGGAAAGACCTGAGCGATGTGCTGACGCAAACCCTTCAGCGGACGCAGCCGCAAGGTGTTGGCGTCGGCAAGATGCTTGCGGAGAGTGCGGGAACCGTCGTCGGTGGAACCGTGGGCGCCACGGGTGGCATGGGGACTGGTATCGGCGGGGCGTTCGCCTTCGGCAAACTTGCCGGTTGGGCCAAGTCCGTCATCGCCTCTCCACAATGGCGCTTGGCCAGCGCTCAGGCGAAGGATCGATTAGCTGACGCGATTGCGAACAATGATGCCGGCAAGATCGCGATGGCACTCTCGCGTATCACGACCGTGCAAGCTTCGAAAGTCGGACAGTAGATTACGGTTCTTCCATCCACCCGCCGCGGCGCAGCGCCGATTCAATTCCATTGAAAAAATTGATCACCATCACTGCCAGTAGGACGCCTGCCGCGATGTCTAGAATCATGGGCGTTTCCTCTGCCAGCATGATGCCAGCAGAACCGCTGGACTTCACAGGGATTCGCACGCGGGCCTGACGAAAGACCCGAATCAGGCTGACTTTTGTCGGGCAAATCGCTGACTTTGCGTTATACTGCCGGGCGCGACGATGTGGATGCACCGTCGCGCCCGTTCCCACTTCGATTCAGGAGATCGAAATGGTGCAGCCTCTTGATTTAACCGGAAAAGTCTACGGTCGCCTCACCGTTCTCGCCTTCGATCACTCAGATTCACTGTATCGCCGGTTTTGGCGCTGTCGCTGTCAGTGCGGCGCCATTGTCGTGGTGTATGGCGTACCTCTTCGAGACGGCCGAACGCAATCATGCGGCTGTCTTCGCAAAGAAGTGACGGCTGATCGCTCGCGAACCCACGGCGGGTCGAAACGCCCTGAGTTTTTCATTTGGGCAGGCATGCTCGATCGCTGTTATCGGCCGAGCAACAAGAACTTCGCCCACTACGGTGGGGCTGGTGTGACGGTCCATGCCAGATGGCGACATGATTTCGCCACGTGGTTTGCCGATGTTGGTGAACGACCCTCGCCGCAACATTCGATCGATCGATGGCCAAATCCCGCAGGCAACTATGAACCCGGCAACGTGCGGTGGGCGACACAGACCGAACAAGCTCGTAACAAACGGACCAATCGGCGGTTGACATTCAATGGCCGCACATTGACAGTTACTGAATGGGCGCTGATCGTTGGTCTTTCTCGCGCAACTCTTGACGATCGATTGAGGCGCGGCATGACGGTGGATGAAGCGTTATCAACGCCGCCGAAGCCTCGGCCAGTCAGGACACCTTCTCGATAATCAGCCATGCTGTTCCACCGGCATTGGCGACGAGCGTCACGCCCTTGTACTGCGCGTTGAGGCTGTAACTGGTCGCGCCATCGATGGTGTCTGAACCAGCACGGGCAACCGTAATGGTCCCAGCGCCACTGTTTTTGACAATGACGGTATTGTGTCCCGCCGTGGCTGTGCTCGCAGCGGGCAACGTCACGGTGAACGTGCCCGATGTGCAGTTGACGATGGTATTGAGCGCGGCGGTGTGCGTGGCGGTTGCAGTGACAACACTGAGGCTGTTTGCCGTCACTTGCGCTTGGAGCGTCGCGATGGTGGCTTGCAAAAGTTCCCCGACATCCCAGATGTCGTCCTGATCGAACAAAAGTTCGCCCGTACTCGTACGCAAGACGAAGTGATACGCCTGGGCCAGCAGATAAATCGGACCGAACAATCCGCCGGCATCAGCGATCAGAGGGTTTGGATTGGCGATGGTCAGCCCCGAGTCGTTATAGGTGGCCAATGGCGTAACACTTGAGCCTGCCACATAGCTGTAGAGCCGGGCGCCATTTACGACGACGCCAAGGCTGCTGAAAATGCGTTGTCGAGCGTCTGGTGCAAGAGCTGCTAACGTCATGACCGCATAGCATAACCGTTCCAGGTGCCGCGGGGGCAAGACATAGCCCGTCAGGCTGAGGCTGGCGCTCGCGTCAGAATCCGACCCTGATGCCGCAGGGGGCAGCGTCACCGCCATGGTGCCGGTCACGGTCCCGATTGGCGGGCTGGTCGCTCGCAGGATCAGGAACGGGCACGAGAAACTGTGCCCGAAGCGCTCCGGGTCAGCTGGTGCCGTGAGGGTGGTGCTGAGCCAGACGCCGAGCTGAAATTCGCGCACCGTGAAGGCGCTGATCGTCGTGCCGTCGGTCGTGTTGACGTTCGTGAACCGGCTGACGCCCGCATTCTTCGTCCAGATCCAGACGCTCACCGGGTCGTCCAAGGCGGAGGCCAGATGCACGTCTGCGCTGCGATCGCCCGTCATCGTCCAGGTGTGCAGCACGGTCCCATCCGTGGCGTAGTGCGTGATGACCGGGGCTGTGGCGGGCGTTGTGGATTGGTAACTGACGACAACGGTGTCATCAGCGAGCACGCGCAGATCGCACAGGGTCGTCCACGTGGCCCCTAAGCCCGCCACCAAGTCGGTAAGAGCCACATCGTTGATCAAATCCCATCGCTGCACGGGGCTGTTGGTGCTCGTGGTCTGTCCGGTGAAATAGAGGATCGTCCCAGCGACATTGGGTGCAATCCCGGTCAGCCCTGCGGCCGGAAGCACCCAGGTCTGCGGCCCGAAGGCGCCCGCGCTACTGACCGTCGTCACCGTCGCCACGTTTCCATGTGTCGGGTCTACCAGCTTCCCGACATAGAACTGACTGCGGTCATGATCGGCGCTGATGGGATACTTCCTGAGCGCGCCTGTCGAGGTGTAGGGCAGATCCGCCAGGAGGTCGAAAGTGGGCGAATAGAGCTTCAGATGATCATCCGCGCGATCGTGAACAAGAATGCGCCCGGTGTGCGCCCCAGACGCGAGGACGTCCCCGTTCTCACCCGCCGGAAACGGGGACACGAAATGCAGGACACTGCCATCCACGACTGAAAGCAGCGCGAGCGGATACCCGGCGTGATCGTCGTTGACGAAAATGGAGCCAGCTGGGGCTTCGAGGTTCGGGCCGGCGATGAGCGAGAACGTGTAGGCGCCGATCTGGTTGTTGACGTTGAAGTAATACGGCGTCCCCGCGACGACCGGGATTTGGAACGGTTTGGTGCGCGGCGCGGCCACGAAGCCGGGCGGATAGGTCGTGACGCCGTCCGGGGAGTAGACGTGCGTTTGCATGCCCCCCGACGACGTCGTCGTCATGAGCCCGCCGACGACGGTGAGCAGGCTGGATGCGGGTGTGAACACGTACCACAAGCCAGCGAGCGTGGGGGACGTGTCGCTATCCGTATAGGGGAGGCTTGAAATGATCGTCGCCGTGCCGGCTGTCGCGCCCCCAGGCATCGTGCTAATTCAAGGCCACTGTGACCACGCATGAGGTGATCGCCACGCTCCCGTGGTGGATGAGATCGGCACTCGACACGACGCAATCGGTATCCGCCGTGCCGACACTCCCATCCAGCACCGTCGCCGCGCCACTCGTCAACGCCCGGAACCAGGTGGACGTTCCCGAGGCGTTCGCGTCGGCGTCAGCGGTGATTGCATGCGCGGTGGCCACGCCCGCGACGGCTGCGGCAAACGCCGGATTGGCAAAGGTCATCTCGGCCAGCAGGGCTTGTGTCGTGATGGCGGTGTCGGCGGTGGCGGGCTGGGTGCCGTCATAGAGGCGCAGGGTGCCGCCATTGAGCAACGCACAGACGGCATCAGCCGCCACGGCGGCAGCAGTAGCCGAGAGTTGTGGATTGAGAGCCATCGGTCAGGACACCCGCGGGAACCAGCGATTGACCCATTTCGTGAGCGGTTTCGCGTGCAGGTCCCGCACAGCCGTTTCCAGCCGCAAGAGCCGCTGATGCTGGATGTCCTGCATGTCGGCCAACCCGGAAATCTTGACCGCCAGCTCCGCGTAGCGGGCGTCGAGGTTGGCCAATCGTTTCGTGACGTTCTCGCCGTTGCCCATACCTAAAAATCCCACTCATCAATCTTTCATGTATGCCCAGGTCAAATCCGCAGGCGACTTGCCTAATTGTCGTTTCAGTTCTTCAAGCCGCTCCTTACACTCGTCAGGCATCTCCAGGCCACCCACTGGCGCTCGTCCACTGGCGTTCCATCGTGGATCGGAGACGCTGGTTAACGCCCACGCCCCCATTCTTAGCATCAGCATCGTGTCACTACTCAAATATCCAAGCGGTCCACGAGGGCTTTCACGTCCGCGAAAGTCCGCTCCGGCGCATCGTTCCAAGCCGCGAGCGCGAACTGATCAGCCACATTGAGATGCTCGCGCACATACTCCAAGACCGCCCAGGTTTCCACCGTCTCACCAAAACACACTCGGATCGCGCTCGCGAGACACCAGCACACGGCGTCGGGATGTCCCCAATCCACGTCCGTGCCGTCAGGCAGTCTGGCATAGGCCTGCTGCGTCCATTTCGATGCATCGCTGAGGAGGTCGCGCACTTTCATCGTCTGCTACTCATCGCCGCCCCACCGATCCGCGAGCCACGTCACCATGATCGCGACGGCGAGCAGGCCCAACACGATGACCAACGTGAACAGCCAGCCATCCATCACGCCTCCGCAATCGGTTCCTCGACTGGCAATTCTGGCGCGTCGTCCTCGCCGTTGTCGTCATCCTCGTCGTCGTCTGGCGGCGGCTCGTCCAGCGGGATGTCCCCGTTGCCGGGATGCAAGAGCACCAGCAGCTCGGTCTGGGCGCGCACGGCCTCGTGCAGCGCAGCCACTTGGCGTTGCAGCGCGGCGAGTATCGCGGCCATCTGCGTCAGGAGGTCAGGGGCAACAGGCGTCATGGCGTCATTCTACTGACAGAATACATCCTCGGCACAACCAGCGTCCGTCACCAAAGGGAGTGCATAGACGTCGGCGTCCACACTGAGAACAACACCGCCGTTCCATCGTCCAGGCCGGCAGCTTTTGAGCCATCACGTCACGCTAAGACGGCCACGCCTGCGGGCAAGGCTTCAACCAGCCATTCCCGAATGCGTTCAATGGCTTTCAGCCGCCACGTTCCGCCGTCCGCTTCGAACAATCCGGCCTCGGGCAACCCGCCCGTATGACCTGCCTTGACGCGCAGCACAAACAGTGAAGAGGGCTGCACGACATCGCGGAAGGTCCGATACGGTGTGAGCAGCACCGGATTCGGCACGGCGACTTCCGACACCAGCGCCACACCGGCGCGTGCCTGGACGACTTGCGTCACGCCATCATCCGTAGCGGTCTTGACGGATTCGTGTTTGACGTTGCCCATCAGCGCCAGAATGCGAGAGCGGTCGTCCGCATCCACGAAGCGGACTTGAAGTCCGACCAAGAAGTCTTGGAGCGGATGATAGTCGTCGAGCCATTCTTCAGTCAGGTCCGCGCACGTCGCGCCGAGATACGTCGCCCTGCCCATATCGCGAATGTTCAGCGGGCCGAGGATCTGCACCAGGTTCGGGTTATTGACGTGGACAGACAATGTCGCTAGGGACAGGCCGTCTTTGTTGGCGGTGAGATAGTCGCGCACGGCACCGAGCGTCGACACGTCGACCGTGACTGGCACAGGACCAGATTGAATCAACGATGCTGGATCGCGCAGTGTCCAACCGCTCGGCGTGGCAATGACTCCGCCAATTTCAATGGGCCGAGGCAGACGGGTTCCAAGTTCTTTGATCGCCTCGCCGTTCATGCACCTTCCTCCGGTTTCTGAAACGCGACGGCTTTCGGGCCATCGGCATCAAAGAGCGTCGTCTGTCGCGGATCGCTTTCGACGGCAATCAACTTGCCTTTCTGTTTGCCGAGGAAGAGTTGACTGTCCACCGATTGAATGCCCGCCAACTTCGATTCGCATTTCATTGTCACGTCGGCGATATCGCGCTCGCGGTTCGGTTTGAAGCTCACGGAGAGCGTGATCCGCCGCTGCACCTTGGTGTCGGTGTTCGGGTCCGCAATGTTGGCGAGAATGCGTGAGAGTTCCGCGTCGAACAGTTCGACGAGTGCGCCGCCGCCAATCGTGTCGAGACTGACTGGTTTCATTGATCCTCCATTTACGGCAATTCCGCGCGACGCATCGGCCACGCGGGTAGCTTCTGAACTATCATGTGACCTTCGGGTCTGTCGGTATTGGCCAATCAACGTATTCTGCATGGCCCATATCCTTCTGCATCCAACGTCCTCCCCATCGGCATCCCAATTTTTCGATGATCGCGCCGATGACTTGCCAGACCGGCGACTCGGTGTCCCATTCCAGTTTATTCCGACCGTGCAATTGATATTGACTATAGGGGCAAATATCGATCGCGAGTCCATCGAGGTGCTTGGAATGCTTCGTCCAACTGACGCCATTCGCCAGATTCTCTGCATGTTCCGCAGGCGTGCGCAAGGTGTCCACGATCATCACGGGAATCCCGGCCTCCGCGCAGCGAGCAATCAACTCGAATGCGAGCGGGCGGAATCGCGGAGCCAGATCGTCAAGTTTTCTCGACATCAGTCCACTCGATGCGCAGCCAATGGGTGGGCCTGCGGATTGCCGAACCATACGACAGCTTGATACATCACGCTCGCGCGCCATTGGGACACACCGGAAGCAGTCATGGCTTCAAAGAATAATCGGTCTGCCCAAGGTTTCGTCAACCAGATTCGCTCTCGATCAATCGTGATCAATGCGCCTGCGTACGCCCCATCATGGAGTACGGCAGGCGCATCATACAAGCCGACGCGCGGAAATAAACCACCCAGCCACGTTGGCAGTGAGGCGAGATCCGTCTGAAAAGCGCGAGGAACGCAAAACACACCTAGCAACAGCGATGATGAAAACACTAGATCATCGATGAGCAGCCAACGGCGCGGGCCAATCTTTTCAGTCCGCAGCGGCGTCAAGAAGGCGGCCTCAGTCATCGGTGCTTCGCGAGTTTCATGCTGCGAGTCTCCGTGCCCGCTGGCACGTTCGGCAGTAGCGTTTGCCGCGATGGATGTAGAGATTCTCGCCCGCGTACGGATGTCCCTGCGGGCAATGGGTTTTGCCCATCTCGCCGTTACGTCCACGGCCCTTCCATTTCATGTCGGCCATGTTGTCCGCGTGCGTCCCGAGAAACAAATGGTCTGGCCGCACGCACGGCGGATTGTCGCAGTGGTGGCAGACGTACAGGCCATCTGGGATGGGACCGTGATGAATCATCCAACTAATGCGATGGGCGAGGAGATGTCCGTACGCGTTTGAAGCAAAGACCGCCTGCGACTGTTTATTTCGAGTGCCCCGCCAGAGCCAACAGCCATCGGTCTTCTCGACACGCTTCCAGAATTGCTCGTGCAAGAGATTGCGCGATCGATGTCCACGACGATACAAGCCACGGACTATCTCCCCACAACCGCAAGCGCAAGGATGATAATCAGGTTCGGCCGTCCGGTCTCGCGTTTCCAGCCACTTATCGCTATTCATGGGCTTTATATTTCTTCACCTCGGCGGCGAGGCGATCGGCCCAGTGCTGCGACTCGCTCCAGACCGATTGCATCCGCATCTGTTCGACCAGCACGTCGAGGGCTTTCAGCAATGCCGCGTGCTGTCGCCGCATGGCGATGCCATCCAGCGCGTGCTGCTCCAGTTCGCGCAGACGCAGCGGCGAGATGTGTTCGGTGTCGGCGTGCATCAACTTCATTCTCCTCACAACGCCCTGAACCAGAGCCACAGGAACCACGCAATCAACGCGAACACCGCGAGCACGAAAATCAACTGTGCCCAGACAGGCCACGTCTCAACCATCACACCTTCGCGCCAAGCGCCTGCATCAGTTCGTCAACCGTGATGGTCGCAGTGAGCGGCCCAGCCTTCACCATCACGGTCTTCGTGCTGCATGCGCCAGCCCCGAAGTCAATCGTCAAGCGTTCCGGCACGGGCGCACAGGTCGGTGTGGTCACTTGCGCAATGAGGCCACGTTGGGCCAGCAGCGAGGCGACGACGGAGAGCGTGGTGCGGCGGGTCATCGCGTCAGCGAAATGAGCCATTCCATGATAAAGACTCTGGGCGCGATCCACGCGGTGATGGCCCACCGTGCGCTATCGTAGAGGCATGATCGCCAACCCGTCACGAACCGCACACGATACGGACGCCCGGTCCAGTCATCAACCAGCCACCGGTACCACACGCCACTGAACACGCCGATCATGAGCGGGTGTTGTTGCCACAGTTGAAGTCGGCGGCCGGTCATCCATCCTCGCCTTGCGCCAAGATGCGCCGGAGCCGCTCGTCGAGACTCACGGCCCGCAGGCTCCTGAATCCGGCCGCCTC